CTTCAAAAGGAACAAAGCAAAGATGCCGCCCAACATGTTCCGCTTGTAAAAATTACAAGAGAAGAAAGGGTAGCAAAAGAAGGGGGCCATTTACAGCATGACTTGGAAAGAAATAATTAAAGCACACTGCGGAACAGAAAAAATAGATGAAAAGATGCTAGTTGGTAATCAAAAGAAACTAGATAGAAACAAGAATAACAAAATTGATGCCGATGACTTTAGGCAACTTAGAGAGAAAAAGGCTGAAAACCCAAAGGAAACAATTGTCTCCACTTTAGAAAAAGAAGGTGGTGCGGCGGGATTAGAGCCTCTTGAAGAAGCCACTAAGTTATCTAAAGATGAAGTTAAGTCCGTTATAGAAGACATGGAGAATGTTATTCAACATGATAAAGGAGATTATATTTTACTCGATGGTCTTGATTTACCCGAAGATGAAGAGGAATGAAAATGTCTTGGCATATCATCCTAAAGGAACTCGCTTGTCCTAGAGCGACTCAAGACTTGAAACTCAATACTAAAAATAGAGATAGGGCTGTTAAAGAAAAACATATTCAATACGGCCCTCTTAATTTAGACGATAAGGATTATTGGGAACGATATGCTAAACAATGGAATACTACTGCTGATGTTGCTAAAGAATCAAATTGTAGTAATTGTATTGCCTTCGATATTTCACCTAGAATGGATGAATGTATGCCGCTTTCTACAGATAAAGACGGTCGTTTAGGTTATTGTTGGATGCACGATTTCAAATGTCATTCAGCGAGAACCTGCTACACTTGGGCTAAAGGTGGCCCTATTGATAACGATAAGACTTCAAAGGAAAATCAATTGAGGGGTGAAGAATGAGTTGGCAAGATATTCTTAAAAAGAAACCTAAATCCAAAAGTCCTAGAAAGAAGGCAATTGAAAGAGCAAAGAAAAAAGGTCTTTCTACGGTCAATAAACCACAGCGATTAAAAGACCATAAAACTAAATCTCATCATGTTATGTCTTGGGATGGGAAAAAGTCAAAATACATTCCTTTCGGACAAAAGGGAGTTAAGACAAATCAAACTGCCGGACAAAGACAGGCATTTTATAGTCGCCACGAAAAGAACATCAAGCGTGGTAAAATGTCGGCGGCTTATTGGGCTAATAAAGTCAAATGGAGTCGAAGTAAAACCAAAGAACCAAAGAACAAGAAATGGCGAAAGGGTTCTTAGAAAAGGGTAGTATTAAAAAGGCGTGATATTACAATATAGACGGGGATGGGTGTTATGGCGGAAAAGCGACAATTCAAAATAAGCAATTTGTTTCGACGGTCTACCCCTAAACCGGCTGATAGAAAGGTCTACAACATTGGAATACAAGAGCGTGAAAACTCTTACATGATGACAGGGCCAATGGTCTATAACATTACCCAACAGTCTGTTATTGTCCGAACCTGTATTACTCAACTAAAACAGGAAATATTCCGTAGAGGCTATGTTTGGGAAAAAGCATACGAAGCCCGATGTAATGAATGTCAAAAAACACATAAAAGACCCGTTACAGAATGTGCTAGGTGTGGCTCTACAGACCTAAAGAAACCCGACCCTAAACAATTAGATTATGCTGAAAAGTTTGTTGGAGGATATGTAAATAAATCGGAACAACTCTTCATTGATGTTTTCAAAGAATTAGAAGACGACCTAAACATTATGGATGATGCTTACATTGTTCTTGTCAAGGAATACTATTTAGACGGTAATGGTAAAATCCGTATGCACCGAATAAAAGAATTGTTTAGAGGCGACCCTGTTACTATGAGTATCTATGCCGATGAATTAGGAATTAGAGGAACGAAAGGATTTACCTGTATTAACCATAGAAGTCATATTAGTCAAGAACCACATGAAAATTGCCCCGATTGTAACAGTCCACTTTTCCCTATACACTACATCAATAGAGCAAACGGAGAAGAACAGAATTATATTGAAGGAGAAGTTCTACATTTTAGTAAGTATAGTCCTAGTAGACTTTACGGCCACTCTCCTGTTATGACATTATTCAATCACATTATGACTCTTATTGCTATGGAGAATTACATTAACTCATCATATACAAAGAGCCGTATGCCTAGAGGTTTGCTAGCAGTCCAAACTAGAAACATGGAATCAATGTCTAGTTTTTGGAGAAGTGTCAAAGAAAGAATGGAACAAGACCCGCACTATATTCCGGTTATGGGTATAGAAGCAGAGAACGGAAAAGGTTCTGTTGAATGGATTAAGTTTATGGATAGTCTAAAAGAGATGGAATACACGGCTGTTAAAGATGACTTAAGAGATAGAATTTCAGCATTCTATGGAGTGAGTAAAGTCTTCATGGCTGATAATACTACTAGTGGCGGATTGAACAATGAAGGTATGCAAATACTTGTTACTAATCGAGCAGTTCAAATGGCACAGAATGTTTACAACAATTATGTTTTCCCTTTCTTAGTTAGTCAATTTGGTATTACTGATTGGGTGTTGAAACTACCACCATCCGAAGAAGAAGATGAAATTGCTGAACTTCGTAAAAGAGAGATAGAAGTTAATATTGCGGCTTCTGTAAAGAATCTAGGATTTGAAGTTGATATGGATGAAGACGGACAATTTACTTTCAAGAAACCGGAACCTGTAGAAGAACCTCCAAAAGAAGAAAGTAAGGCTGAAAGTGGCGTAGACCCATTGGCCGGTTCTAATTTAGACCAACGGGATTTAGATGAGAACATGAGAAGCATGATGGAGGGAGGTTCTACCCCTCAAGAGAATCCCGCTACCACAAGAAATAAACCTTCAATGAGTGTAGGGCCGGATAAGCGAATGACAGGATTACCGGCTGATGCAGGAAATCAAAATGTGGATAGAAGAAGTGAAAGGAGAATACCTTGATGAATTGGAAAGATATTATTAAAGTAGAACCTTCAAGGTATAAAAGATATTTACAGAGCCAACCTAAACGGGGTAAAGACACAACTAGTAAAAGCAAAAAGTGTGATAAATGTGGGGCTAGAGTCTCATTGAGAAACACAAATAAAAGCAAGCGAGGAAAACACATACTATTATGCAATTCTTGTAAGAACAAAGAGGAATGATTATGACAGAAGATACAGCACAGAAAGAAAGAAGACTAGCAAAGGAATTAGCACAGGTTCGCTCTCAAAGAGCCTCCGAAGATAGAACAGTTAAGATTAGTAGAGACTATTCAGTTGGTGGGCTACCCCCCGATACTAGTCATAGACAATCTAGAGGTTCAGCCGATACTCCCGATGTAGTCCAACTACCTGTAAAGAAGCGAAAGAAAACTGAAAACAAGTGGTGATTATTTTGACTATTCTTAAAGTGAACTTACCCAAAAAAGAAAAGGATAAGTTTATTGAGGATATGAACAATGAAATAAAAACTATTGAGGGTTTAGAGGCTAGCGACTTTCACTATTCTACTTCTACTAAAAGAAAAGCAAAAACCACAACTAAAAAAGACGGAACTAAAGAAACAAATTATTTTCTTGAAAGTGAAGGTTTAGATTCCGAAGTTCATAAAATACTAGTTGAAGACTTTGCCTTTAGAGGACAGGGAAAATATAAAGAATACGACTATAAAGAGGAATTAAAATCAATAGAGGATATTAGGGAACAATTTGAAAGTTCCTCCAAATCATCTAAATTAACTACAGAACTAAAGGAAGAATACTCTTCGGCCATAGAACAATTTAATTCTAATATGGATGAAATAATTCCTTTAGAACAAGAAAGATACTTGAAGGTTTTAGAAGGGGAAATAGATGCGGTTGAAAATCCTAAACCTAAAAAAGAAAGTAAAATAAAAGAAGAACTTGTTACTGGTTTTGATGATGAAGAGGTTGATTCTAAAGCAACAGGAAAGCGTCTCTATCCAAACTCGCATACGAAAATTATAGGAATACTAAGTAAAATTAAAGGCTCTCAAGACATAGTTCGCTATCTTGAAGAATCGTCTTCTTCTATGCTAGATGAAACAAACCCCATAAATCAAGGAGGTAAAAAAACTCCTAGAAAAATGGCACTTGCTAAACTAAACATGTTGTTTGATAGACTGGAAGAAGACTCATTATCAAAATTAGACGACGAAGAAATTAAAAAATTAAAGGTATTATTAGACGAACCATACGAAGGAACAAAGATTGGTTCATTAAAAGAATATACTAAAAAATACATGAAAGATGTTGGTGATTTACAAGTAAAAACAAGAACACTAGGTAATCTTAAAAAACTACTAGAGCGTTTGTTGAAATATGAGGAAGACTTATTGGCTAAAAATAGAGAAACAGATGTTTTTAGATTACTTGGTAGAACTAAAAAAGAAAGACGAGAGACTTTGAAATATCTACGGGATTTGTATAAAGACTACACACGGGCAAAAAGGTATGATATAAGAGGTAGTGGAGATACCTTTGAATACACAGAAGGTAAGAAAGCACCCGAAGACACTTCTTCTATGAGTGAAGAAACACAAGAAACAATTTCTAATGAATACACTAGAGATTATTTTGGATATGAAACACTAATGGAATATGCTGAATCAATAAACGCCCTTCTAATAAAGAGAAGAGATTCTATTATGACTATTCAACAGAAAGAAGAGTTGGATAGATTGGAACAAGAAACGGAAAATTTGGCTGAAAACATAGAAGACCAAGTTCAAATAGGATATGGGGTTAATCCTCAAATAGAAGAAGACTTGGAAACATTGGAACAATCTCAAGAACAAATTGCTGATGACACTTCTCTTTTGGATTTGATAAGAAGAAGCACACCCCTTATGACTACTATTATTAACGATAGTAGAACAAAAGGTGGAATGGTTATGCTTACTCAAGAAGAAGAAAGGAAAATACTAAAAAATATGAAAAACTTAGCAAACATAGTTGAATCATATTTTAAACAAGATTTTGATAATCAAAGGAGTGAAGAAGAATGACTTGGGAATACATACTAAAAGAAAGCATTGAAAAAGAATACAGTCCGATACTAGAAGGGCTAGATAAGAAGAAGAAAAAGTCCTTGAAGAAAACTCTTCAATCGGCTGAACCGACAGAATACTTCGGTCAAGACTTTACCCGAATGGGTGAATTGATTGACTTGTTGCGAGACTTGGATTTAGTTAAATCCGATGATAAAATGAAAAAGAAGTTCGTAAGTATTGATGAGAGGAACATTGATATGGTTGCGTTGTCGAGCAAACTTCGTAAGGAGTATGAGTTGTTGTATAGAGATTTGCGACAAATTGTATATCCAAAGAGAAAGGGGGATTTAAGAGATGAGTGAAACAAACGAAGACATGTTGATTATTTTAAAGGAATTGGTTTCTAGAATTAAAGAGTTGGAAACCGCAGTCTACAATAAAGATAATCTTTTGATGAAGTCCGGTTTTGTTGTAGTAGATTCACCGACTCCTTCAATCAATAATAGTAGAGTCCCCGATACAGACGCAATTCATAAAATGAGTTGGAGTGACATTGATAGGTTCGTTAATGGAGGTCAATAATATGCCGGAAAAGATGACAGAAGAAGAAGCACGAATTAGTAGAGCAATTAGACTTGTTCGCAAAGCAAAAGAAACAATCAAACTAGTGGGTAGTTCTACAGAACTTCCTTATGATGATGAAGTTGAGGATGTTAAGGTTAAGCGACCGAAGGCTGAAAAGTATGACGGAAACCAAAAGAAAGAAGGCTACGGTATGGGTGGAGAAACTATTGGTAAGGCCGAAAGCAACTCCACCACAGAAGATAGAATTGCAGATGATTTTGATGATTATTACACTTTAATAAAATTAGTTTCTAAGATGTTGAATGAAATGGAGAGCAAAGTAAAAGAAACAAAAAATGTTCCTGTTCCTGTAGAAAAATTGACACGCCGTATCGAGCAAATGGATTCCCTTTCTAAGAACATTAGTATGCTACAAAAAAAACAAAAAAAAGAATCTAAATATGGAAAACGATTGGATTACAAAAAGTGATTTAGTATGGCAACCACTGGCTTAATGTTTGAGAAGGACAGCAACCCAATCTCAAATGAAATACTTTCACTTTTTGAAAAAGTGCGAGTAGCCTATTTATCCGCAAGAACAGACCCTAAAGAATATGGGGGGCGTTGGCGAAACGCTCTAGAAGAAGTAAAAGATGCTTACGATTCTATATCTCCTTTGGGTAAAGAGATAAAAGAATATCTTGATGAACGCCATGTCGAGGCTGATGATGCAGGTAGTCCTTCAAGTGGAACTGCAAAAATAATCTATGAAGCGGTTAAACAAATGCGTTTTGATTCGGAAAATGTAAATGACCCATTCGCTAAGAAGTTTAAAGGTAATGTATTAGAGGGTCTTTTATCCGATGAAAGCACATTTGTAAAGTTTATTCATTATGCAATTCGTTCCGATGATGACGCACTATCCGAGGATTCTTATGAAAGTGTTGAGTTTCAAGCCGACGATATTACTGATGGATTAGAAGGATTAGACCTTAAAGTAAAAGACATACCTTTGTTTGTCATAGAGCATTATGGTGATGACAAAGATAGTAAGAAGGTAGAGACTAAGTTTAAACAGGCGTTGAAAACTCTTGAAAAGATATACCTTCACAAGCATTCCGAAGAGGATTGGAATAAGTTACTTCAAGTTGAATTGAAAAAAGCCGAGAAAAAATCCACAGAAGAAAAATCAATCTCTCACTTTATTGTTCCGAACAAACCAATGTATAGAATATTTGACATTGATGATATGCAAGAGTTACAGGGTTTTTCCGGCGATTATATCGTTCAAGAAAAGTATGATGGTATGAGAATACAGATACATAAAATAGACGACCAAGTTAAAATCTATTCATATAATGAAAAGGATATTACTGATAAATGTCCTAAACAAGTTACTGAAATGAAGAAGAAATCATACGGAGATTGTATATTGGATGCAGAGTTGATTCTTTTTGACGGTGATGAAGCACTTCATAGAGCAGATACCATTGCACATGTATTCAAAAATAAATATCCTAATGCTGAACTAAAAGCACATGTCTTTGATATTATGCGCCATGAAGAAAAGAACATGACCGATGAAGAATTAGAACAACGAATAAACATACTATTCAATAATTACTCGGCTAAGACATCCGACTATTTGCATTTTCCTTCTAAGAAAGATACGAGAACTGCCGACTCTCTAAAAGACATTGAAGAATATGCTAAAGAGATTATGGATATGCCAACATCCGAAGGAGTTGTCATTAAAGACTTGACATCTACTTATTTTATTGGAACTAAAAAGAATCCTAAGTGGATTAAGTGGAAGAAGTTTGTTGATTTAGATATGATAGTCCTTGACAAGAAGGCTACTAAATCTAAACTATACTCATACACTTTAGGGGCAGGGCCGGTATTAGAAGAAGGAAAACACATTGTAAAACTTAATGATAAACTTTACATGAATGTTGGTAAAGCACTTAACACTAAAACAAATGTGAACATTGGTGACATTATTAGAGTGAAGGTAGATGAAGTAAAACAATCGGATGATAGATTTACATTATATTCGGCAAATGTTATTGAAGTTCCCGAAGTAGAAACTCCCGATAAAGTAGTAACTCTAGAGATGTTATCTAAAGATACTAAAAAATCTTTGAAGTATAAAGTAGAGGCATTAACTAAAGGAATTACAATCACAGATAATATACATGGTGAGGCTACAATTATTCTAAAGTCTATGGATGGATTTACAATTTATGGTTTTGAAGAGGACAATTTAATGTCTAAGAATGCTTTGGCTGATTTAGATATGTGGAAACAAGAAGCAGAGACTACCTTAAAAACATTACAGGGTAAAATTACAACTGCGATAAAAAACCGACTAAAATACAAAGGCTCTCAAACTCCTAAAGAAATACACGACTACTTATTATCCGCTATGCCTAGCGAATACGAGACTCTTTTTGATAGCGACTCTAAGAAAATGATGAAGGTTTTAGGACATGCTTCTACTAAAGACCTAAAGAATTGGGCGAATCAAAGAGAAGGAATTAGTTTCTCCGAGGGTAAATTACATGTAGACCCAACAGATATTGCTAAAGAGATGTCCGAATTTAAAATATATTCTAGAAAGGATGATAATTTAGATTTTATTATTAGTCATAAAGGGGAGACTCTTTCTTGGCTTATTGATTTACCTAATGATGATGACATCTTTTCTTTGTTTGGTAAAGCAAATAAATACCCTGCTAAAATATCTAAGAATATTGATAGAGGACAATTGATAGATGAAGGAGAAGTAGAAATTGGAGTTCAAAGACATGGCTACCATGAATATATTATCAAGGGTAATAAGTTCGATACTAAAATGCACTTTAGAGTAATACCTGTTGATGAACAGAAAATGTGGTTGGCTTGGACTGGTTATGAACAAAAACCTGTAGATAAAGATACTGACGAAGGTATATGGAATATCTATAAAGACAAGTATGTAGACTTAGATTTACCCGATAATACGGAATAAGTTATATAGTCGAATAGAAAAAAGAGATATTGAGCCGGATGCTACAAACAATACTGGCGGATAAGGAGAATGACTTTACAATCATTAAAGCAAATAATGATTTAATGATTGGTGGTTATGCTTCTATTGAAATGGTGGATAAACAAAACGACCTAATCACACTCAAAGCACTTAATGAAGCAGTAGTAAAATTCATGGAGAAGAACAAGTTTAGGAATGTAATGACAAACCACTCAAATGTTCAAGTCGGAGAAGTAATTCAATCATATAGAGATACAAGTGGAAAACTATGGAAAACAGAAGTAGATGATGTTGGGTTTTTTGTAGTAATAAAATTAAGAGATGACATCGAAAAAGCAAAAGAAATAAACAGAGGCATTCGCAAAGGAACATTGAGAAGTTTTAGCATTGGAGGACAAGCGTTACAAAAAGTAAAAAAGCATCATGCGGAATTGGGCGAGTATAGTGAAATTAGCAAACTTGAACTGCATGAAGTAACCATATGTGAAAAAGGAATCAATCCCGAAGCGAGGTTTGACATATTAAAGGAGGACAAAAAAATGAATAAATTAGAAAAAGCATTGGCTGAACTTGACACTCTACTTGAGGAAGTCAATACGCTACGAAAAGAAGAAGAAGAACCATCAATGGATAAGGGCGAAGGCCACCCATTGAATGAGAAGATGGAAGACGAGATGATGGATGTCGAAGAAGAATCTATGGAATACATGGATGACGAAAAGAAATCTACTACTCTTGACGGTAATGATGATGAAAACCTCGGCGGTGCAGGGGAATACATCGAAGATGCCGGACTTCAAGCAAAGAAAGAAGGTATGGTGTCAAAGGCTTTTGACAACTCCGAGTTTAACACTCTTAACTTGAGTGCTGAAAACATCGAAAAGGCATACGCTCAATTCCGAGCCGAACAACTAGAAAAGTTGGCTTATGATAATCTAGCCGGAACTTTTGCTAAGAGATTCGCAAATGAAACTTCTCATAGAGAAACTATGGTTGCTAAGTCGGAATACGACGCTCAAGCAGAAATTAACGCACTTACAAGTGAATTTGCAGAACTTCGCAAATCACTTACAGCAGAGAAAAATACAATCCGCAAGGCTACAGAAGCCGCTTCAACGACAAAGGTATTCTCTACAGAAGAGATTGCTGACATGTCTTGGAGTGATATTCATAAAGCAGTCGGCGGTAACATTTGAGGTGGATTAAATGGGATATATTAACACAATTAGAGATTTAGAAGCGGCGACATACGGACTACCTGCCTTTGGTGGAAACTCTGTATTGAAACAAGCAGGTGCAGTTCAAGGACTACACACTGCCCACGATATTGCTGACGCTGGCGCAAGCGGTGTAACTGGTATTGGAACAACAACAGGAATGTATAACCAACTATACGGACAGAAAGTTTGGTCTATGCTAAACCGAGAAGTAAATGCTCTCGCTATGCTATCAAAGCGACCTTATACTTCATCCGGTTGGAGAATTTTGAAGAGCCGACCTTTTGGTGGTTCGGATGCCCAACTTGCAGTTGATATTACTGGTGACGGTTCTTCGGCAAATGGACTTGGTGGCGCAAACCCACACGCTGATGAAATTGGTGGAGTTCCCGAAAATGCAGGACTATCTACTGCGGCTGATGGACTTGGTTCTATGGCCCCAACTTATGCTCAACTATTTATGAGTCCTAAGACTATTGCACATCAGTTCGATATTTCCGAACTTGCTATGGAAATGGCTCAAATTGATGATGGGCTTGGAGATATTCGGGCTATTATTCGTGAAGACATGGGTAAAGCACACGCAGAGGCACAAAACAAAATGTTGCTTATGCCTGTTCAAGTTTATGGTGAACTTGCGGCTCTAGCAAATATTGAAAGAAACTATACTTCTCTTTTGAAGGTCGTTTCAAGTCGAGCAGAACTTCTTGCGGCTGATGCAGGTGTTCTTATGACCGATACAATGAATGATGCTACAAACGCACTCGCTCAAATCTACGGTGATGAGCGATTTACTGCCGGTTCATTCCTTGATGCAGAAGTAGATTTCAACTCTTCTTATGCGGCATCTTCGGTTCGACCATTGACTCTTACTTTGCTAAACAACATGATTCGCAACTTGAGAATTGCAGGTGGCTCTCCTAAGTGTATTCTTACAGGATATGACACTATTCAAGCAATCGCTGATTTGCTACAAAGCCAAGAAAGATTCATGGATAGAAAAGAAATCATCCCGACACATAACGGTGTTCGTGGAATTAAGGGTGCAGAAGTTGGTTTCCGTGTGGCAACTTACTACGACATCCCTCTTATTCCTTGTAAGGATATGACTTCAACTTTGAATGCTTCGGACAGTGGAATTAGCGATTTGCTTTTCCTTGATACAGACCATCTATGGCTTTCGGTTCTTAAGCCGACTCAATACTTTGAAGACGGTGTTTCAAACGGAAACCCATTCGGTGTTGGTCGTCTCGGAAACCAAGCACTTTACCGAACTATCGGTGAAGTCGGATGTTCTTTCTTTAAGGGTCAAGGCAAAATTACCAATGTAGCGTGAGGTGTTTTAATTGACACACACTATTACATTGGTCGCAGACCATAAAGGACAAGAAAGGCCTTCCGTTCTTGGTGATGAATATGTTGTTCTTGGTGATATGGCAACTACAGCATACAGAGCAGGTTCCCCTGCTAATGCTTCCGTAAATATCAATGCGGCAACAGACGAGACTTTGACTAGAGCAAGTGGTTCATACATTACTGATGGATTTGTTGTTGGAGATTATTGCACTATTGTTGGTTCAGCAAGTGCTAATGATGCTCACTTGATTCAAATTAAGACATTGACTGCTACTGTTTTGACGACAGAAGCCGATACTGCCTTAAGTGCTGATACTGGTGGCGGAGAAGTTGTTACTCATGCAGGTGAAAAAGTTCTCGCTAGTTCTTTTGGACTTTCAACATTTACTCATGTTGAAGTTGTAGGACAAGAAAACATTAGAGAAAAATACTATGTTACCTCCCCTAAAGACGGTGGAAAACATGTTTATCTTTATGCTTTGTCTGCTAATGGAGACGGTAACAACGCCGGTAGTCATCTTGTTGGTTCTACTCTAGTTGGCGGTGCTAATGTCGCAACCGGAACTACTGTATTGGGTAGTATTCGTCTAAAAGCAATTGGAAACCTTTGAGGTGTTTCTTTGGCTACTATTCGATTAAAGGATTCGTATGCTGAAACGGGCAACCGTTTAGAGCCAACGCATCTAATGATTCGTAATGGAGTAGAAGGAATGATTAGAGTTACTAAGGCGGAGACAGTTGAAGTTTCCGCCTTAGTAGCCTCTATGTATTTTGGTTCTAAAAACATTGATACTGTATTTACTGAAAGTGATAGAGACGATTTATTATCTCTACCGGACAGAGAAGTAGAGGTTCTTACGAGAGTTTTAAACTGTAGTAAAGACCGACTGGTTTCTATGTTGTTGCCCGAAAAGCCAAAACCAACTGTTCCCGAAAAACTTAGAGCGAGTGCTAAAAAAGCAACTAAAAAAATAACTCCTAAGAAACAAACTAAGGCTAAGAAACCTTCTCCTAAAAAAGAAGAGACTAAGCCGGTTTTAGAAGAAGAGTAATTACGCAACCTTCATTAAGATGTTGTAATTACCCTTGTTTGTAAAAGGTGATTATATGGCAGATGTAAGCAGAAGTAGTGGGGTTCTAGGTGCTAGTGCAATTGTTTCTAGAAACCAATGTAGATTGAAAAGCATTCATGCTTCTATTGTTATCGTCGGTAATGCGGCAGTAACTATCAAAGTATTCGATAGTCTTGACAATAGCGGAACAGAATTGGCTAGAATACACCATACTACCACAGGACAATACAATATTGAATATGATATGCATGGTGTTCTCGCTTCTACTGCTTTGTTCTTAGAAGTTACAGAAGTCGGTAGTTCTACAGCAAATGTCTCTGTAGAGTTTAATTGAGGTGATTATTATACCTGCTCTAAACCACGATACTAGATTGATTATGACTATCTTATTTGTTGGCACTGTAAGCGGTGCTAATGTATTTGCTTATGCTAAGTTTGGATTGAACTTTCCTTACACTATTTTGATGCATGGTGTTTTATTTGGGCTAATTACTGTTGGTTCTATCATGGTTATGAAGGCACTATTCGATATGGCACTCAATGATAAAATTGAGATGTGGCTTTTGGATAGAAGAATTAGTGCTTATTGGGAGAGAATTGCTAAGGATGAACAACAAAGAAAGAAAATGCAAGAATCTCTTAAAGTATTTCAAAGTGAAAACCAAACGAAAAGAATACCTATGGTTGCTCAATCGGGCTACGAAGGTGATACCGTAAGTGCCGACTTTTTAACTGCCCTTCAATGAGGTGGTTAAATGGTTCTTAGTGACATAATGGGATTCTCCGATTCGGACTATGCTTACAACCAAAGCAGGGCGCACTCCGCCGATGTTTGGTTTCTTAAAATGAGAGCATGGTTTTGGGGTAGTTGTATTTCACTTTCTTGTTTATTGATTGGAAACATCTTAGGTGTTTTTGATGTTAATATGATGGGATGGTTATTAGAAAAAACCATTTCTATTTGGGATTGGATTTGGCATTGAGGATATTATATGTCTGTTCTAGCCGGTTTTGCAGTAGTAGTTATTGAGGCAACAGTGGCTTTTTACAAAAGAATACATGCAATTAACTTTGGTATTTATGGTGCTACAATGGTTGGTAAAACAACTTTACATCATCAACTAAGGACTAAGGGTGAAGTTCCCGAAATAAAACAAAGAACTGTTGGTAAAGAAAGAGCAACAAGAAAAATTGTAAAGGTAGATGGAGATACTCACACTTTGAAGACTGCTGATATTGGTGGAGAGGCAATCTATTGGAAAGAATGGATTAAAGATATTAGGACTAGAAAAGTAAAATATATTATTTTTGTAATAGACCATAGACATTTAGATAGTCCTGCTAATTTAGACCATCAGTTAGCGTGGAAGTATTTGGTAGACTGTATTTGTAGTGAAGTTTGGCCCGATGGAAAAAAGAAAAAGAATGGCGATTATCCAATAGCAATTGGTATTTGGGCTAATAAGTTTGATATTTGGGGAGATAAATATAAAGAAGAAGGGGATATGCAAAACCACAGAATATACGAACCTTTCAAATATGGTATGCAACGCCTAAATGATAGGGGAATACCAACTTTCAAATACATAGTGTCGGCTAAATCTCAACCGGAAATGGTCTACAGAGGCGTAATGACGATGATTAAGGAGTATTAAATATGTTTCAACAACCGACACTAATAGGCGCAAACTCATCAGTAGCACAGGCATTTTTGCCACCACTAGCACAGGCTAGAGCCGCAGGGCCAATAGACGAATATACTTTTAGAGAGATTAAACCAAAGAAAAAACTCAAAGAAATGTCTAAAGTTTTAATGGCTGAAAAGAAAAAGTTTCTTTTTATTAAATACGGTTGGAAATTCAATCTAAAAGACAGATGTATTGTATGTGGTATGCACCATGTTTGGGAAAACGGAGACTACATGAGGCCACCAATTCCTCTAAGTCATGTGACTAAGGGTAGACCAATGAGAGGAACATATTGCCCTAAACATGCAACTCATCATAAACAATTAGAAATGCTACAACAACAAATACTAGCAGATGAGCATGGCCTAGATTTTAAAGCCTTTATTCCTAGACCAAGAATGCCCCAAGTTTTATCTAAGGGGCCGCTTACCACTATGTCAAAGGCAGATGTTATTTCACTGATTGGGGCGGGTTGGTTAATTACTCCACCCGAAACAAAAGGTGAAGAATCAACGCTAGAAGAAGTTGTAAGATTATCCATTGAAATAAGAATGGCTAGCGAAAGAATGAATCTATTGATAGAAAAAGGAGAATGATATTATGGGCGTATTCGGAACAAGTAATGGGACAGTATTAAGTGCAGTAAGCGCACAAAACGACCAACAATTCAAGAATGTAAATAACTTACTTTCTCTACAAGATAACCATGTCGAAGAGTTCTTTCAATATCATGGCGAACAGTTTCTTACTACTTTAGAAAAGTTGATGGAGGATGTTACAGAAAGAGTAGTAAGTAATGTTATTACTAATCTTGAGTTTGTTCAAGACTCTACCACAGGAACAATGAAACTAAGTGGTGACTCCAAATCAAAACTAAACACTATTACTCAAGAGAACATCAACAACGACATGACTAATATTTTAAATTCCGCAATAAATACAGAAGTTATTGCCCAAAGAAAGATGGCAAAACAACAATATCTAGAATCTCAAGGGTTTAATTCACCTCAAGCAACAGGTATGCAACAAGGAATGCCTATGCAACAGGGTATGCCAAATCAACAAATACAACAAGGGGCTTATGGTGCTACAGGACTTGCTATGAATAATGGTAGTGGTTATCCTATTCCTCCAACTGGTAATGATAACTACGGTCGCCCATATTGGATTGACCCTTCTACCGGACAAATGAGTTATGAGCCACCTCAAAGCGGATTACATCTAGCCCAAAAAGCACAGAAACTAGCGGCTTGGGGCAAATGGCTAATGTGAGTGTGATTCATATTGGTCGAAATATTGTATGATGGTTCTACTATTGACTTCACTAAACAAGGAGATAGGTATATCTCCGAGTATTTGTTCAGTAAATATTATGAAGGTGAGGGAGTAGAGGATTTTGTCAATAATATTAGAAGAATAGACCCCTTATCAAAAAACTACGCAGGGTTTGTAGAAGAACTAAAAGATAAGTTTGAGGCGATAAGAGATACTAAAATAAACGACCTTTTTCCTTCGCCTTTAGTTGAAAGAAGACTTAAGAAAATGCCAACACTAAGAATTGATAATGATGAATACGACATTGTTTTAATAGAAAAAATAGAGAATACTGTAGAGGACTTGACCGATGCAAATACTAGAGCAAGGCTTAGTTTATTGGGGGCTTTTACTGAACAGATGGAAAGAGTAACAGGTCAATCTACACTAAAGCCTATGGAAAATGAAGTGGAAGAAATATTAGACGAAGATGAATACTTAGAAACTTTGGATGAAAATTCTATTGAAAGAAGTATTTTTGAAAGTGTTATGGATAATTTTGAAGTTGAAGAAATAAGTGATGGTTTTGAAATTAGATTATATTTAATAGAAGAAAAAGAAAGGATTTTGAGAGATTATGGAGTAAGCACTTTAGGCAGAGATAAAGCAACTACAAGTAGTGGGAAAGATTTAGTTTTGTTTGATAGAAACAATAAAGATGATGGTGGAACTTATATTGACGAATTTACAACGGTAGATATACTTGAAACTGCAAGCGGAACTAAAACAAAGGAAATGACATACGATGGTGATAAGGAATCCGCTTTTAGATATTTATTTAATACCTATAGAGATGAAATAGGAGACATTGTTAATGGAATTGATATTACAATAAAGTTCTTTACAAAACATTCTAGAAAACAAGATGCTATGGAACAAAAGAAAGAGGGCGGTTCGGGCTTTGACATCGAATACAAAATAAAAAGACAACCATTTAGACTTACAGAATATGCCGTTCCTACAGGCACAGGTGAACGGGGAAAGGGAGCGTTTAAACCTGCTAGAAAAAAATATGTTTCTAGAAATTATGAAGCACCTCATCTAAACATTCCTATGACTGAATCAAAAAATACTTTAGGAACCTTTCAAGCAACTAGAAACTCCTTAAGACAAGTCGGGCAATTTTTAGGCAGTATTGCCAATAAACATAACAGATTAGAAAGGGCTATTAACGCATTAGAAGGGAGGGTGATTTAATGCCTGTAGCATCCTCCCCAAGCGACTATACAACTATTAGTCCAAACTACTCTACAGGATTTGGTTTCTACACAGACATAAATGCCGTTTCGGATATGCTACAAATACCTGCATTTACATCAGCAACATATCCTAGTGCGGCTCAAGTTGGTTCAGTAATAAAAAGAATAGAAGGAATGGTTGATGAAAAAATAAATCGTTCTTATCGCCCTATTATTTGGAAAAATGAGTTTAAGGATTTTGAATTTTCACGACATCCAATACACTCTTACTATGGTGGTTATGTTGGTTTTGTTCAATTGGCTCAAATGAAAGTTCGTAAAATTGTAAGTCTAAAAGTTTGGGAGGGTAATACTTACAGAGAATTAGCATCAGCCCAAGCGAGTATTTTACTAGATTCAACCGGATATAAAGACTTGAGAAGTATTACATTACAACTACCTAATAGTGGCTCAAGTTGGATTTTGTATTACACAGGTGAAGGTGGCACTAGTGCCAACAATACTTTCAATAATTCTCTTGGGGCAAAAACTACTGCTCAAGAAATATGCCATCTAATCAACGAAGAGTTTCCTTCTAAAACTTCTCAATTTACAGGTGCTACTGTAGCCAAGTTCAAAAACTCCGAGGCTGATTCTTCTATTGCTATCTCGGACTTTTTCTATGCGAGTGTTGATGAACAAGATGGAACTAAAGTAAATATCTCAAGTTTATTAGCAGGTGAAGATGGTTCGGATTGCACTATTACTTTGGCTGATAAATCGGGTCAAACATCAAATACTGTAGCGGTGGCATTCACTGATAAACAGGACATGAAAAGATTAGGAGACTTTTGGATGATTGGAGATGATGGTAGAATCTTCTTCAATAAAAAATATCCTTATCATAATAAGAACTCTGTAATTGTTTCTTATGTAGCGGGTGATGGTCGAGTTCCTTCTACAGTTCACGAAGCCACTACTAAATTAGTTGCGGCTGAATTGATTCGACATGACGACCAAACAATTCTTATTGCTGAAACAGGCTCAAATATATCTACTAAAGAAAAGTATGACCTGCTCAAAGCAGAAGGAATGGCCCTTATTGATGGTAAGAAAGATTTAGTGTATATGTTGGATTGATATGTTTTCTAATGCTAAGAAAAAACTACAGGATGTTATTGATAAACATACTGAAAGAAACTTAGAGATGCAAAGAGTTTCGGAGATATTAGGAATAGATGTTTCTTTTTCCGAAGAAGAATTACTGCAAAGCATAGAAGAAGACATGGCTAAATACTATGAACAGATAATGATTAAGGAGATGACTGCATGGATGAAGTAGCATTAGTTTTGGATTTATTAGATAACCAATGGTCTTCATCGGCCACTACTTTAGTCAGTGCGGGAACAATTAGTTCTTCACATGTTGCTAAACCAAACCTTGTTGATGTTCGTTCATTAGAAAAGAACAAAGGTGTTCGTTATGACTTATCTACAAAGGATGTTATTGTTGTCTTTGAAGACAGTAATACTATTGAATATCCAACAATACTTTATGATGTAAGGAATGAATCATTCTCTTTTACTTTGCACATTCGTTGTATTCACGATGAAAGAGCAGTTGGTAGTGGTGGAACAGATGCTAATTTTGGCAAAGATAGGCTAAGGGCTTTATACTTGATACTTCGTCACGCAATTGAGAGCAAGCGTAAGGGGTATGAAGCGAGCGACGGTTCTAAGTTTAATTTGCTATTTTTAGGAAACAGAAATGAAGCAAACGACAGGAATAAAAGATTATTTGGATATAAAGTAAATTTAGAAGCAAAGCGATACGCACAGACAATCCCCTAGTAAGTATGTAACAGGGAGAGGGATTTTATGACGAACAACAATATATTTTTAGGAAGCGG